CGCCGCAACGCCGATCTTCTTCAAAACATCTTTCACACTATTCAGAACAGTGTTCCAGTTCAGAGCCGCCGCCGTACCCAGGCTTGCCGCTCCAACCAACATTAGACCAATGCCCAGGGGGAGTCCCGCACCGGAGAACGCCAGAATAGCACCTACGACCAACAGGGCACCGCCAACAGCAGCGGCGATAATGCTGATGGTGTTCTTCGTCTGGTCAGACAGAAGATTCCAGTTCGGAATAATCGCTGTTCCCATCATCAAAGCTCCACTTGCCAACAGAGCAATGCCCAGCGGAATGTTAGCACCGGAGAACGCCAGAATAGCACCTACTGTCAGAAAGGCGACAGATACAATACCGGTGATAACTGCCACGGTATTTCGGATTTCATCACTCAAACCATTCCAGTTCAAAGCAATGGCTGCGGCAATAGAAGTTGCACCGGCAACCATGAGTCCAATGCCGAGAGGTAAGCCGCCACCACTGAAAGCGATAATGGCACCCAGGGCCAGCATTGCGGTTCCGACAATCGTAGTAATACGGGTCAACGGAGCGTTGACTTCGTTGACCAAACCGTTCCAGTTCAAGGCTAAGGCACTCGCAATACTCACGGCACCAATCGCCATGAGAGCGATTCCGAGAGGGACATTTGCGCCGGTAAAAGCCAACATAGCACCCACCGCCAGGGAAGCACCAGCAAGAATACCGGTGAGAGTGGTAAGAGCGTCAGTCAAAGGCTGGTCGCTGTTATGCCAGTTGATGACAGCGGCAGATACAAGACTGACCGCCCCCAGGGCCATGAGCGCAATACCAAGGGGAAGATTGGCACCAGAGAACGCCATGATTGCACCCAGGGCTAGCATGAAGCCGCCCACAATGCCGGTAATCAACGCAAGTGTGTTCGCCAGTTCAGCAGACATGATTCCCCAATTAACAACTGCGGTTGCGCCAAGACCGACTGCACCAGCAACCATGAGTCCCAATCCGAGAGGAATATTGGCTCCGGTCAAAACGAACATGGCACCGACCGCCAAGAGCGCACCAGAAACGATTGCGGTAATTTCGGCCAGGGAATTTTCAATCATAGCCTTAATCTCACCGACTCTTGTAGAGATAGCGTCACCAAGGAAATCATATTCAGGGAGATCGAAGTCAAACCCGTTTCCTCCCCCGGCCCCTCCTGCGCCACCGGCACCGGAAGCGGTGTCGGGAGAAAACACATTCAATTCATCAAATCCTGCGGTGTACTGCTTCAATTTCTTAGCAGCACCGGCAGCGTCATCAAGACTGGTTGCCATATCTTCGGCACCGGAAGCACCAACCGAAAGCCCGGAATAGTCAACCTCTGTAAGCTGGAAGCCGAACAGGGAAGCAAGGGCATTTGCGATCTCCCGAATAACCTGAACGACTGCGATTGCATAGGGAAGGATTGCATTCAAGGCCGGAATAAAGATATTGCCGATAGCTCTTGCTGCCATAGAGAACTGAGCTTGTAAAATACGGAGCTGGTTTGCGGGAGCTTCAAGGGTTCGCGTCAAATCCCCCTGAGCGGTTGTCACCTGTGTCATGATAGCGTAATAGCGCAACTCTGCCTTTTCAGCCTGAGTCATGGACATAACGCTCTTATCAATGCCCAGGGAGAGGGCTACCGCTTCCAGACGGGCTTGCGACAAGTCATAACCCAACCGGCGAAGCGGCTCTAACTCACCGGAAATACCAGATTGTAGTTTCTGCATAGCGTCTTCGACAGAAATATTGAAGAACGAAGACAGATCATAGCCCAACTGAGTCAGATTCTTACTCATTAGGGCAGCTCGTTCAGCGGTATCGCCAAATCCGGTCAGCAGAGTGTTGAACACGCCCTGGTTCCGAATCCAATCGGAAAGGTCAATGCCCAAAACATCACTGACGGTCTGCCCATACGCAAATGCTTCCTTGGCGTACTCACCCATAGCTACACTGAACAAGTTCAAGTTTTCCTGATATTCATTGGACTTGGTGATTGCCGTGCCAATCAGAGAAGCAACACGGCGCAATCCGTAGAGCATGGCGGTGAATTTGATACCGCCGAGAACATTGCTGAACAATCCGGTTCTGGTGGTAGCGTTCTGTATTGTATTGTTGTACCGGTCTGTACTGATGATAAGCCGCTGAATTCTGGACGGAAATGCGGAAAAACCATTGGACACCTTCTGCATTTCATCTGCAAAAGGTTTCATGGCAGCAGCAAGTTCTTTCATCTGCTGGGTGAACTTATCAATATCCGCTTTTTCCAGTTCGTCAATCACTCCCGGCAGCTTACCGAGCTGATTGAGAAAAGAGGTCAGGTTTGCTCTTCCAAGTTCGGTGAGAGGTTTCAAGCCATCGACCAGTGTTTTAATTTTGTCGCCGTCTGTCCACTTTAACTTGCTGAGAGCGGTGTTCAAAGCGGTCAGGCGATTGGCAAGAGAGCCGGAAACTTTGACTTGTTCCAAAGCTCTCAGGCCATTGGCAATGCGGGTCAGCTTGGAAGATACATCTCCACTGTTAAGACCGGATAAGGCGTTTCTTAACTCCTTCACGCTCTTCACAGTTTTGCTCAAACCATTTGCGCTGCTGGTGGTAGCACCTTTCAGACCACTCAAAGCCTTTTTCAGGTTTTCAAGACCGGTGACTGCGCCGGTACTGTTTTCCTGAATTTGAAACTCTAAGCCCTGAATTTCTACATTGTCAGCCATTTACGCCACCACCTTTCTCTTGAAATTTTTTGTTCATAGATAAAGCGAACGCTTGCATATAGGCTTTTGCTTTTTCGTCTTGCTTTTGCTCGACTTCTTTCCGATGTTTCAGGTCTTTCCTCGTGTTCAGCTCCAAAGGCTCTTTTCGATAAGGCATGGGTTTTTTAGCTCCCATAGCTCTAAAGGCCGGGGCTACATCTACCAGGGCTTCGTAAATATACGCACCTTGCAACCATGCGTTTTGATTTGCCAAATCCTGTTTGATTTGAGCTGCTTGCCGATAATACTTAACCAGATCACAGTCCATTTCCCAATACTGCTCGTAGGTCATTCCGATAGCCAAGTAGTAAGGGAAACATTCATAGAATTTTTCGGTGTAAGCGAAACGGGGAGCGGGGCGCAAATCGCCACCGCCCCCTCGTTTACTACCGGACTGCGACTCGCTTACCAGTCCGCAGTCCAGTCCATGTTTCCCTCGTCACCCTCGTGCTGCTCAGGCTCGTCCATGAGGGCCAGAATGGGTTCGTTATACATCTCCACCAGCTTCTGAATCAGCTCGTCCTTACGGGGCAGACGGGCATAAATACGCTCGATAACATCCTGCTTCACAAAGCGGTGGTGGGCCAGGAACGCACCAGCGAAAAGGGTGGGCAGATAGGTCATGGGCTTCCGCTCGACTTCCTCAGCCACGAAACCCTGCTTCTCCATCATCTGAACGGTCTTCCGGGTGAATTCCAGAGTGTAGGTCACACCGGAAGAGGGGTCTTTAATCGTCATCTGCTTTGCCATGATAAATCCTCCTTATCATTTCTGGCCTGAATTTTAGGTGTCAGAGAACACGATGGGACTGGAAGGTGCAATAGAGATGTTCATATCGACCACCTCATTGACACCGCCGCCAACAGGATAAACGGAAAGCTGACCATCAAAGGTAAACTTACCGTTAGACCCATCAGGAGTTACAGTGCCACCGCTCTCGGTTCCACCAAACCAGACTGCATAGGTAGCAGTTTTACCTTCCTGCTCTTTGAGCTTCTTGAAGGTAGCCATGTCGTAGTTTGCGGTAAAGGAAAGTCCATCGAGAGACTGAATACCGGAAATATAGGTCTGCATATTGTCAGACAGAGTAGTGGTTTCCAGCATTTCAGGTTCGCCGCCAAGGTCGGGAAATTCCTTAATGTCAACCAACTTGGAATAAGTGTCCTCGGAATCATCCTTCTTCATGAGAAACACTTTGTAGGTGCTGATCGCCATGATTTTACCTCCTGTAAAGATTTTTTCCGTCCGTTTCGGCCTGATACCGAGCAACGATACGGTAAATAGTTGCATTTTCCAAATTAGGAACCGGGGACATTACGGTACGAATGAAATTGCGTTGGTACATTAGATCATCAACAACCCGCATGATACTTCGACATTGTGCCTTTTTCCCGGTTGTCTTGTTGGAATAAATGTTGATCTCATACATCAGGGTCACAAACTGCTCCGTGTCGCTGGTGCTGAGATGTTCCGTAGTGGGATAATTGTCCTGTTCAACAATGCTCACATGGGGGAAAGAGGACGGGGTTCTCACATACTCTCCGCTCACATTGATACCGGGAAAGGCTTCACGAAGGGCCTGGGCGATTGGGGTGTAGATTTGATTTTCCACATCAATCATCGAAAGACCTCCTTCGCTAATCCCGGCAGAATTTGTTGGAGCTGCTTCACAGTGTCGTACATGGACATATTGGCCGGATTACCATGCGTGATGACCACTGACTTTCCGTTGGCCTTTGTCCTCACTTCACCGTTCGTTCCGGGGTCGCCGTAGTAGCCCCAGGAAGATTGTTTTCCGTGACCGGCTCCGTATTCTCCCCGCCGCATACCATGTTCAGCGGCTTCCGGGTGATTGTCAGGATAGGTGACACCGGTTCCGAACTCGATGAAAAGCACCGAAGCTCCTATCGCTACAACGGCTCTTGCGCCGGTTCCTCTCCGTTCTACCGTGACAGAAACATCGTTGGTGCCGTCATACGCCGCCTTTGCGAAGTTGGCCGAAGCGATTTCAAATCCCTGCTGGGCCAGCCGGTCAAGCAACAGACTCGATTTCGCTTTCAGCCATGCGCCGTAGCGTTCCACCTCACGAATAGCCTTGTCAATACCGGCAGCAGATAAAGGTACTTTGATGACCTTCACGACACATTCACCTTGCTTACCGCATAGGAAATGGAATTCAGACTCTTGGCAACACGCTTTACAATGTAGTCATACAGAGGATTGCCGTCTTCGTCATACTCCGGCTCTTTGTCAATGAACAAAACGGTATTTTCATCAATCGGACAACAAAGGTCATCAGTAACGATCACCTTGTCATAGGAGATGAAATTTCCGAACTGCTCAACCTGAGCCGAACCGGTTGCCGCCGAAATGTTCTCTCTCTGAAAAACGGCTTCTTTGTAGACCACACGATAATCGCCGGTTTCGTTGCCGTCCTCGTCTTTCACCGCTTCCTTCCGGTCATACAGAAGATACCAGAAAGGGACTTTATTCCGTTCCATCGTCTTCATCGGCAGTTTCCTCACGAATGACACTGGCAAACGGAACGATTTCACGAAGCAGCGTAGGCGGCACATCTCCGTCCTCATAAGAACGGGAAATGCCGTTTTCACTGTGAGCGGTTTCTCCCTCAGCTCCACGCTTGTTTACCAGATAAGCGGCAATCTCCACCTGATTGTAGGCATAACGGTCGGGAACCGTACTGACAGTCCCATCGAAGGGATAGGCCCGGCGAAGAACCTTATTCCCTGCGATAGACAGATAGGTGGAAAGCACAGTGTCATCAGTTTCGCCGGTCATTGCTTTCAGCATGGTCAGCTTTTCCGAGTCAGTCATACTTTCCACCTATCCTTTCTCTGTAAAATGAACTTAACCGCCAGCGACTTCCTTAGTGGCAACGGGAGTGCTTTCATCGTTGGCAATGAACACACTCCGGCTGTACTTGGGAGTGGTAAAGCTCTGAGCGATGCCGGTGAACTTACCGTGATACCACTCGGGGCCATGGTCAAGGCCGATCTGGCCGAAGAGCTGATATTTCTCACCGGCACCGGTCTTAGCCAGCGGCTCCAGGAAGAAGTTGCCCTTGCTGGGAACAGGCTGGTAAACAGGGGCCAGCACATTCAGGTTCAGCAGCAGGGCCGTACCAGCGGGAAGACACTCGCCCAGGTACAGATACACAACGCCGATGGGAGTCACCACACTGGACAGCGCAATGCCGTTAATCTCACGGGAAGCGGGAACCACGGTAAGGCCGTTCTGAACGGCGTCAGCGTTGACCTGGAACAGCGTGGTAGCGTCACACCACAGGCACAGGCCATCGGTGGGAGCGTTGGCACCGTAAATCTTTTTCACCATGTCGGCAATGTCCCACAGACCAAGGGGCTTGCTGCCCATGGCCTTGACATTGGTGGTGATAGCGGTGATAAGACCACGGGTCTTGTTCACAGTGGCGTCACTGGTGGCCTTGTTGTAGACGCCGTTGATGAAGGTGTACTCAATATCACGGTTCACCTTCTGCATCTTAGCGGCTACCTGGAAGTCCAGCTCATTGATGGGGTTCTCCTGCTGGTTGGTCACATTCAGGCCGCTCAGGGTGCCCATGTTGGACTGCTTGGCATAGGAAATGCCCACGGACTCCTGGAAAATCTGAGTCACATTGGTCTTCTGCTCACGGGTCACCACAGTAGCGTCCGGGGCGGTCAGAGAAGCAGTTTCGGAAATAGAGGGCTGAGAGCCGGTGCCGCCGCCCGTGTACTCCTGACCGGTCACGAACTCGACATGGTTGGTGGTCTTAGCCCTGCCGCCGATGATAGAACTCAGCGGACACCGGGTATTGCCCTTGTTGAAGAGCATACCGGAGTAGTTCAACACACCGAAGCTGGTAGCAAAAACATCAGGCATGATAATTCTCCTTTACTCGTTCTTCGCCTGGGCCTCTTCCTCGGCTTTCAGGCGAGTGTAGTAAGCGACAGCAGCGAAATCGCTGTTCTTCTGCGCTTCCTCGATTTTCTTGTTGTAATCAATGGCTCCACCGCCGCTGCCGGAACCACCGGAAGGCTTCGGAGTCTTCTTGATAGCGTCTGCCTTGACTTTCTTCGCATAATCTTCGAGGAACTTGCCCTGATTGGCAAATACCTTGGCACTATCGCCATCGGCCAGAGCCTTAGCGGTGTCCTCGGCCAGAGCTTCATCATAGCCCTGAGCGACAAACTTGGCCTTGTACTCGGAAATGGTCTTACCCTTGCGAAGCTCTTCCAGCTCCTGTTCCATTTGGGTCAGCTTGTCAGCGTCCTCCTGCTTCTTCTTTTCCTCTTCGGAGAGAAGAGCATTATGCTTACGCTTCCACTCAGCGGCTTCGGAATTGGCCTTGGAGAGTGCGTTCTTCTGCCGTTCCAGCTCGGCAGCGTTATCCTCATACTCAAACGCTTCCAGAGCTTTCAGCTTGTCTTCTGCGGACATATCCGCATACCCTTCGATCTTACTGGTGTCAATCTTTGCCATAACAAATTCCTCCTGCGTTTAACAAGGCTGTTCACTCAGCACCGTTTTCTGTTTTTGTCAGGGTTTTCTCCCCGTTGCGTTTTAAGGTCTTCACTGACCATTTCAAGCCTTTCGGCATAGAAACCAAAATAAAACAGGCCACCGGCGAGAGCATTTCTACTCTGCCGATAGCCCGTAATGGCTGTTGCCGTTATCTCGGTATAACGACCTCATATTTCTTCTTGCTGGCAGTTTCCCAAACCACCAGTTTGCCGTTTCTCACGGCAATCTCAACTCCCTTTCCACGGGAGAGAATTTCATTGATCTCCTGAATCGCCCTGGTTGACAGGGTTATTGTCGGGTTCATTCCCTGCGCCCTCCTTTGCGATTTTCGCCGCCTTTTCCTCTTGCTGCTTGACATACTCCATGCTCATGTTATAAGCAATCTGCGGGTCAGTGAACATTCCGCAATGGGTAAAGGCAAGCTGCGGAGCGATTTTCGGATTGTTTAGCATGGAAATGAGAACATTGGCCTTTTCCGTAATGTTCTCATAATTGCGGCGAGTGAAACGAATTTCAATAGCCGACAATTTCAGCTCCAAGGCTCCCAGATCACGGCAAATCCGAAGAAGAAGTTTCAAAAACTCTTTTTCGGACTTTTTGAACATCAATTCACTGTCCTTGGCCCTAGCTTCTGCCGCCGACCAGCCATCTCGCATGATGACTGCGGAACCGGTGTCGCTGGTCGAACTGCCGCCGTTTCTGTTCGGCATACCGCAAATGGTCAGAACCGTGTTATACATATGGTCAACAAGGGTCTGTGTCTGCGATTGGTTCAGTTCTGCGGTCAAATACTCAATTTCGGCCTTGAATTGAGGGTCAATGTCCTTGTACTTAATGGCTCCCTCTTCCCGAAGCAGCTTGAAGTCCTCGGAAGAAATATCGACATTGTGAAACAGCATAAGAGCCTGAATGAACTGCTCCACGCCGTCAAGCCGGTTGGAATCAACATTGTTAATGGCGTCCAGCAGGGGGAGAACGATCTCAAATGCGCCAAGTCTGGCGTTGTTTGCCGGATATTCAATGATCGGAAGCCCCAAAAACTGTTCTACGCTGCGCCGAATGACCCATGTGTTTGTGATCTCGTAAAAGTGGTCATGTGTATAGCAACTGAACACTAAAGTTCCGTCTTCCAAAAGAACATATTTGACACCCATCAGCGGGGGAGTGCCCAGGGCGGTACTGTAAATAACAAAGCACCAGCGAGGGTCAAGGGTGTAAATTTCGGCGGGGCACTCGTCCTCTTCCACATCGGCTTCCCCATCGGGAAGCACCATACGATAGGAAGTGCCGCAAATATGCGACCAATCTGCCAACTCTTTGTCTTTTGCCGCCTTATCCTCAGACAGCATATAATCGTTCAGCCGGGTCACGCTGTCGGCAATCGCCTTATCATCTCCACGAGCCACATACTGAACCGGCTCTCCCATGAGATAGCCGACCTTGAAGGACACGATTTCATTGGCCCGATTCTCGACCACGGTATTATTGATCTCAGGTCTAACCTCTTTCTTCCTGCCCAGGATAGGCTGTCTGCCTTTGTAATAGGCATAGAGATATTCCATGTCGGCCTTGTTGCGAAGATGAATAGAAAGAGCCTTTCTGAGTACATCGACTACATTCTGGTCAGTGATTTCACTCACATCGGTGTAAATGACCCTGCGGCCATACATCGCACGAACACCCAAAACGGCACCTTCTTTCCACCTAATTCTTCATATTTCATAATAGCAAAATATCTAATGGTTGTCAATGATTAACCGATAATAATACCATTGGAGATTTCCGAAGTCAAAAAAAAAAAATTTCAGCAAGGACGCTGGAATACCTCAATTTTTCCTCCCCGAAGCATACGGATTTCATTTTCCAGAAGGGACAGGGAATCCGGGGCGTCATCATGCGGCACCTTTCCGCTTCTGGTGTATGTGGTCAGCTCCTTCATGAAATTCCAATACTGACTCCCTCTCTTGTAGGTGGACGGGTGCTTGAAATAGAAGTTCTTCTTGATGTTATCCGAAGCGAATTCAATACGAGTCTGTTTGTTGGAAATGGTGCGCTTCGTCCGAATACTGATGGAATATCCCTGTTGCCTGATGATTTCCGATACATCACGGGCATAATACTGTCCTGCGTTGTTGGACTCGAATGTAGCGCAAGTAACCTTGTTGGCAATCAGGCACTTGGCACATTCTGGTTTCGTCACCTCAGCCGGGGAATCATCAAATACCACATCGACAATGTAGACCTCCGCTCCGTAAATCACCGCAACCGGCATGGAGGTACTGTCGCTTCCGCTTTCAGCGGTATCGCCTACCGCAATGATGGTATCAGGGTCACGGTCAGGCGGCAGCTCGAAGAAGTAATTCAGTTCTTCCTTGTTGAACAACAGGCCCTTGGCTTCAAAGGGCTGCTGCTGAAACTCACTCTCAAACTGCTCTGCGGACAAAAGCTCTCTCTGCTCCCGGAAGTAGGCCGTGGTGAAGATTTTCTGGCCCTCTCGCTCATACTCATAATTGCTTTCATCTGTCACAAGGTCAAGAGCCGGAATCTCAATGGCCCTCCAATTCCACCCCTCCCGCTGGGCGTGTTCCTGAATCCGTCCAATGGGGTCATAGATGGAGTATCTTGTTCCGGTAAAGACCATGGGGGTACCTTCAATGGCTCGGCCCATAATGTCGCCGGAAATGACTTCCCATTTGTCATCAAGCCGCTGCCGGTTTTTTGCTTCCTCCCGACCCTCTACACAGTCATCCAGGTACAGAACATTGGTGGCTTCGGAAAGGCCGACCTGCCGAGCGTCAATAGACCGGCACATGATCGTGGGGAATCTGGATTTATGCAGGAGATTGATAATTTTGGTGTCGGCTCCCGTCTGCACCAGCCGAGCTTCGGGAAATACATCGTAGAACAAATACTCATTGGGAACCGTCAGGTATTCCAGGCACCCGTTGTAAAAGCTCTTCACAAGGTCATCACCGGTTCCTTCCATGAGTGTAGACCGGTCAGGGTACTTACCGGAGATCATATTAACAAAATTGATACCAGTTTGTGACTTTCCCGCTCGTTTTGGCATGGATATTGTCAGAAGACGCAGCTTTTTATCAAGAATGTCTTGGAACCCCTGTACCATGGGCTTCAAATAGTGCCGCCTGGGAGCATAAAATCTCTTTTCCGGCTTCCTGTCCAGCTCAATGTAGGTCATAAAGGCATCAAATTTGTGGGGAGCGTCAAACAAAAGACTCCTGCGCCATACCTCATAGAAGCGTTCCGCTTCTTTTGGAGAACACCGGCGCAACTGTTTGAAACACAGGCCCCGCAACGCTTCGTTCCAATCGTGAGCGGTCTGGAAATCCGCATTTTCCCAATCCCGGCACAGGGAAAGAAGGTCGGCATAACCCCCGTTGTCTTCCGGCTTCCGATCAATGTGTCGTCTGATACTCTCTGCAATCTTCAAATAATCCATATCTACACCTCAAATGATACCGAGCTTTTGATAAATGGCAAAAATTTTAGGAGATTGAATTGCAAACCAATCTACCATCTCTTCATTTTTAGCCCAGGCCCGTTCCGTGGCAAAAGAATTCCATTGTAAACCCGACTCATTCAGAAAGGCATGAATGATTTCGTGACGAATAGTTGTATTTTCGATTTTTCGTATAGCGGTTTCCTCTTCATCTCTCCATTCCGGGGTACTTTTCAGGTTCAAAATAACAATTTCTTTATCGGTATTACTGCAATATCCACCATAGCGCATTTTATCAATAGTTTCGTCTTGTCCGGCATTTACCCTGCGAATTGTGTACTTAGTTCCCAAAATATCAATTTTCATAGCTACCTCCGAAAGAAAAA